CATCATATGGATAACCATCTCTTAAAGCAGGATTTAAAGAACCCCCTCTATTTCCTTGAGGTGGATCTGTAGGAGGTGTATTACCAGCTGCTCCACAATAAGGAAATGCATTTTCGTTATCTGTAGACACTCCTCCACCTCCAGATCCTCTTGTACCTGCAGTTCCTCCAGTTGATCCTCCTTGAGGAGATCCAGCACCTCCAGATACATTTCCATCATAAGAAGCTCCTCCAGTTCCACCACCTATTTGACAGTTGTCACCACTACAGTTTCCAGGATTAGCTCCTGCTGCTCCATTACCACTATCATTAAATGTTCCCGTTGGTCCTGATGTATTTGTTGTAACTGCTTTTGTAGTACCATCAGAGTCTCTAAAATTACCAGAGGTTATAGCAGTTCCTGAAATTGAATGTGATCCTGCAGTTCCTGCAGTGTTACTTCTTAAAGGTCCTTGTACACCTCCTCCAGCTGCTGAGCCTCCACCTCCACCATTTAATGTAAACAAACTTCCTGTGGATGAACCAGACAATGTCGTATTTGTTCCGGCACTAGAACTTCCGCTGTATCTATCACTCGCAGCATTATTAGCAGCTCCCCCTGATCCTACAGAATAAGATATTGTTTCACCAGAACTAACAGTTAAAATTTTATCAGAAATATATCCTCCTGATCCACCACCTGCACCAGCAGATTCTCCACCGGCTTTATCATAACTAGCACCACGAAAACCACCACCACCTGCACCTACTGCAAATTGAATATGTATAGCATTTGCTTGATCAGGTACTGTAAATGTACCAGAACCAGATGATAAGGTAGAATATGCTGTTGCTTGAAAAGCACTGAATACTAATCGCCATGTACCTGAATCTTTTGCATAAACTTCATCCATTTCCTGCCAAGTGCCTGAAACTTTTGCATATACCTGATCTGCTTCTTGGTAAGTTCCAGATACTTTACCAAACGTATTTGCCATCTAAATTCCTATGTTGAATATTTAAACCAAATGTCACCATCACTACCACCAGATGGACTACTTGTACTTATTGTAAATTTTCTTTGAAGCTTCGCAGCCGTAACTGCGTCATCAGCTATTTTGGCCGTGGTCACATTTACGTTTGAAATTTTGGCTGTCACAACAGCATTGTCTGCAAGTTGTGTGGATTGAATTGCATCCGCTGCAACTTTGTCGTTGTTTACTGCATCGTCAGCAATTTGTGCAGTGGCAATTGTACCACCTAAAGTATCTAGTGATACTTCGTTTAAGTTTGTACCATCAGAATAAGCTGCATAAATCTTTGCAGCATCTAAAGTAAACCCAGTTCCAGAAGCTGTTTTAATTGTAAGATTAGTTGGTCCACTTACAGCAGTGCAATCAAATATGTAAAATTTTTCTATTGAATCTGGTATTGTAACTGTAGTTGCACCTGAAAGAGTTACTGTTGCAAATTTAATGATCATATTTCTTGCAGTAGAAATAGCTGCATTACTCATAACTAAAGCTGTTGTAGAGCCACTTGAAATAGAAATAGACTCAAAACCAGCAATTGCTTGTTGTATTAAATTTAAATTTGTATTTGTTTTAGTTCCCCATGTACCAGCGTTTTCCCCGGTAGCCATAAGTTCTAGTTTAAGATCTGTTGAAAATGTCGATGCCATGTCGGTATTATATCCTTTCTATGCTGCTATATCAACCTCAGTCCAAGTGTTAGAAACTCCTTCATTTACCTCAGTCCAAGTGTTAGATACACCTTCATTAACTGCAGTCCATGTATTAGTCACATTTGGATCTACGTTTGACCAAGCTGTAATAAGTGGCGATCCTATACTTGTCGTTAATTGAGAGCCTGTAACAATTACTTCTGTATTTAAATCTATTGTTACACTTCCAATCGCTGTAGAAGCAGAACTTCCTGTTACATCTACTGGAGTATTTATATCAATTGTTTCTTCACCAAGAGCCAGTGTTCCTTGTATTCCTGTAACGCTTACATCTGCATCAGCAGTCGTGGTCACTGATCCTGTAGCCGTTGTCAAATCATGTTCAGTAACGACCACGCTTACATTTCCATTTGCACTTACAGAGAATGTTCCAATTGTAAAGTTAGCTTGAGAACCTGTTACACTTACGTTAGCATCTCCTGTAACTGTCTCTTCACCAAAACCAAAAGTAAGTTGAGATCCTGTTACATTTACAGGTGTGTTTAAATCAACTGTTACAGAATTTATAGTCCCTGTTAATTGAATTCCAGTAGGGCTAACAATAGCATCTGCTTGAGTTGAAGATGCACCTATAGATGTTGCAAGTTGAGAACCAGTTACAGCAACACTTACATTAGTTCCTCCTAAAGAGGCTATCGGTGATTGTGATATGGTGGTTATACCAAGCAATTTAAACTCCTAATATTACAAAGGAGACAGTGGGGTGATTGGTGGTGCCACTGCCTCCATCGTAATATTATATCATCGCTTAAACCATGAAGGAAGACCAAGATGAGGTCTTTTAT